TAGCTTGTCATTTGGCCGCCTTTTCTTCAAGGACGACCGGCGCCGGCCCCGTAGCCTTGACCGTCTGGCTGACCACTGCGACGTTCTGACTTTCCCTCCCGTCGCTCGTGCGTCGAGTGCGTACGATTGCTTTGCAAGTGCCAGCAGACACGCGCTTAACGATGTGCGATAACCTCGCAACGCCGTCCGTCTTGATCATCTCCACCAGGGTAGGCTCGTCCTCTGTGTCTGGCGTACTGCCGTCGATCGTAGACCAGATCGCCCAGTAGTCGGCTCGCTGTGCCGGGCTGTCAGTCGCGTACACGTACAGTCCAGTAAGGTTAGCGCCGTAGTCGAACCCGCCGGCCATCTCGTATGTGGGCTCTGACGGGCGGAGCGTCACTTGCACGCCGTCAGCGTCAAGCTCTATGTACGTCGTTTCCGCGCTGCTCACAAGCCCGTAACGGTTGCGCTTGCGTGTGACGATGTGGTGCACGCCCTCGCCAGCCAGTGGCACGGAATAGGGCAGCGTTGGCGTGTACGCCAGCGGCTGCGATGTCAGGTCTGGGTCGGACCCGATGTTGGTGTGGATCTCGTAGCGGTCCAGGTCCAACTCTTCGATTCGACAAATGCCAACGGTCCCGTCAATGGCCGCATATCGCAACGCTGAGTCGCCAGCCGTACCGTCAATGGCCGCATATCGCAAAGCAGATTCGCCGCCCATACCTGTAATGCATGCGATATTCATCCGTGCGCATTGCCCAGCAGTCGACGTCGTGTATGTCGTCTTGACTCTCGCCACACCGGCCGTGCTCTGTATGCGTGCCGCTGTCTCCACTCCGCACGTCCCAGCGGCCCCGTCAATACACGTCCGGATTATCCGCGACGTGCCCGCAGTGCCATCGATCGCCGCAAGGTGGATTGCGCCCGTCCCTGCTGTGCTCTGCACTCGCGGGGCGATCTCCACGCCGCAGTTGCCGCCCGTACCGGACACCCAGTCGCCGTAGACAGCCGATCGGCCTGCGATGCTTGTGATTGCCGGCGGAATGTATGGATTGCTGTAGGGGACGAAGGCGGCCGTCCAGCGGGCCTCCCAGGCTACGCTCATCTGATCCATGTAGCCGTCAAAGGATTCGAGCGCATCATTTCCGACCTGTAGCGAGCGACCAATATAAAGCGTCCAGGCGCTGGGGTCGATCTGCGTGGGGTTTACGCCGCCAGTGACAGTGGCCGTAGCGTACTCGGCCCCGCCGACGTACAGCGCCACTTGCGTATCCGTGCGCACCAGTGCGATATGCGTCCATGCTGAGCAGACGTCTACCAGCTCATCCGTATCGCTGGTCGCCGTGAAGATGTCGACGCCCTCCACGCGGTAGCGGGCTTGCAGCTGGACTGTGCAGCCTGTCGAATGCACTCGCTCGATGGCGAGAAAGTTGTCTGCGTCCTCCCACCATGCGAACAGGTTGACGCGATCGCCGCGACGTGCCTTGACCCAGACGTCCGCTGTCCATGGGTTGCCCGCGAACCCGTAATCGGTTGACGGATCGGCCGTTATGTAGTCGCCACCGCCGCCGCACTCCAGCGACCCGATACCGAACTTGCTCTCGGTTGTCGTTTGGGCCGCCTGGCTGCATGTGGATATCGTCGTGCTCGCCGCGCCAGTCGCCGTATTTCGGAACCCCAGGTCCGGGTCGAACCGGTCGAACTGCAACAAGAGAACGCAACTGTCGTCGTTTCCGGCGTTGATGTACGTGGGGGCTATGTCTGTAATGAGGCACGTACCGGCAGTCCCTGTGATGCCGTCCCGGCGGATAACGGCCGTGCCGGCCGTGCCTTGCACTCGATGGGCAATCTCGACACCGCAGATGCCGGCAGAGCCACCGATTCGCGGGTGACGATGGATCGCACCACCACGATGGTCTGGGATCGGGTACGCCATCGGGATGTGCGCAACGTCGGTCGTCCCATTGTTTGTGAACTGTGGGCCGATCTCTGATGCGTATCCGTCCAGCAGCGAGGCGTACAACTGCAAATCATTGCGGCGCTCGAGGATTGGTGCGGTGTAATCCGCCAGCGCCTGCACCTCGCGAGCCGATAATGCTATATCCCAAATGCCAAGCTCTGCGACGTAGCCATCCCAGTAGTGTGACGACGTCTGCACTCGACGACCGATGGCCATCTTGGTGAACAATGCATGGTCGGCCGCGCCAGTGCCAGTCGCCTTATCGTCACCGTCGACGTACAGTGTGACGTTGCCCGCCGCATCCCAGACGCCTGCGATATGATACCACTGATCTTTGACCAGCGCCGGCCCCGTCGCGCTGATGGCGCCAGCTGGCGTTGCCGCAGTGGCATATATGACGCCGCCCGTCGTCATGCCCAGCATCTGGTAGTAGTTGCCGGCCCCGTTCGAAAGACTGACCAGACCAGACCACGGGACGGAGATGTCCGTGCGGTACGCCCAACACGCTATGGTCGCCGGCAACGGCGACGTAATCGCAGCTGTGCTTGATTGCAGATACTGACTGCTAGCCTGTACGCATCCCCTCGCCACGTGCTATGTCTCCCTGACTTCGATGGCGATCAATTGCAAGTCGCCCGACGCCTCGCTAGCAGATGCAGCCGTCCGGCTCACGCGCAAAATACCGAGAGCGCTGGCCGACAAATTGTCGATATTGGCACCGTCCGTAAACGCTTTAGATGTCGTAAATATCTCGCCATTGGTTGCAGGAACGGCTATATCGGCTGTTGCCGCGGGCGACGTTAGCGTATAGCTGTCAGCGTCTTCGCCAGTCAGGTCGCACCATTCAAAACTGAGCTCCACATTGCCGGTGGTAGCCGACGCCATCATCATGTGCACAGTCAGCGTGATCCCGCCGTCCTCGTAGTGCGCCGGCAACACGAAGACGAATTGTGTTTCTTCGGTGAGGGCAAACTGTATGCAATCGATCCCGTTTCGTCGGCCTGCTGCTGCCGGGCTGGAATCCGTCGGCGTAGCAGCCCGTGCCATGAGCGTGTGTAGTAAATCTCCACTAGGCATCGAGTAGACCCTCCGAGTGTGCGACCAACCCGACACGCTCCATGATACGCAGCTGCTGTACCGTGGTCATCTTCGCACGCGGCGCCTCTGGAATAGCCGCCGACACGGCAGCGAAGATGGTAGCGAACCCGTTATTGACGCCGACAACGGCGTCCATAATCTCGTCGCGCGTGACGCCTGTTGACTCCCGGTTATCCGACTGATAGCGATCGAACGCATCGGCAGCCGCCTGGCGTTGCGCCTCTGTCTGTAGCAGCAAGATGCACCTCCTATGCTGCGTCGTATGCAAGATGGTACTGATGATGCTGTGCTGGCGTCGTGGTGGCGCACGCTACGATCTCGCGATGCGTCCACACACCGAGGTGCCCGCCAGCTGCAACCGTGCCAATCGCGATCACATCGCTACCCGTCGCCGAGATCGGCGTGGAGAACGTGGGCGTGGTCGGCGCCGTGTAAGCGTCTGCTGGGGCGTCGTACTGGTCAGAACTGTGCGCCTGGTGGGCGATCTCGATGCCCGGCGTGGGCGTGACCGTATCGGTCGCCTGCCCCGCTGTTGAGGTCGAGACACCCCATGCACGGCCAGCAGCGGGCACAATGATGTCCGACCCAGAGATCGACGAATAGTAGACGTTCTCGCGCAGCGTACCGCCAGAGTCCTCGATCCGGCAAATCCCGGATGTTGGCCAGTCAGTGAGCACACCGCCAACGGTGATCGTTCCGCCGCCAGAAGCGCCAAGCTGTGCCGTTGACGTCGCCCGCGTTGTGCCAAGGCTAGCAAGATACAGGTTCACGTCAGTAACGGCGGACGATGATTCGTTTTTCCAGACCACGAGCCGGTATTCACTCTCGCCTGCGGATCGCTCTGCGGATGTCACGTCGTCCATGCCTACGGCGTTGTTGGCCTTCCAGGTCGTAGTTGTGACTTGCGTGTTAGCCATAGGGCTTGCAGACGTACGAGAAACCCTCGCCCACTTGTTGGCGTTGTTAAGGTCTGTAATAACCTTGGTCTCGCCGTTGAGGATTGTCACCTCTGCGCCTTCAGCGCCGCCGTCTGCCGCGAAACTGACCGTGTCGGACGTGTTAGCCTTGATCGTGTGATCGCCCTCGCCGCACTCGGCGCTAATAACGTCCGTCGTGAGGTAATCCACCGGGCTTGCGTGACTCATCGTGAACGGGGGGACGACGTTAGACGTCCTGTAGTTGCCGATCGATAAGTCTGGGTCCGTGGGTGTAGCTGCTCCATCTGAGGCGCCGCCCGACTGGTATGGCACCAAAGACGCCGCTCCTGAAAATTCTGCTGCCATCTGGTTTGCTCCTTATGTTGCAGCTGCCAGCGTCAGCATGCCCGACGCGTGCGAGATTGTTACATCGGGCTGCGCGGGATGCCGTACAGCGCCGACCGTTATTGTTGTTTCCGAACCCTTGTTCGCGTCTTCGCCAATCGGCGTGACGCCCATGACTATCGTTTCTTCTTGGCCAAGCGGTGGTGCCACGACTGTGTGCTGGTCGCCGACCGCTGTGTGGCCGATCATGCCAACGAGCGTACTCACCGCCCCGTCGACCGTTGCTACCTCGTAGTCTGCACCCTCAACCACGCCCTCCCACGTGATGGCCGATCTGGCTGGCTTGGCATAGCTCGGTGCCACAGCGTCATCGCGAACCTCTACGGTGGCTGTATCGTTCGTCGCGACCGTCACGTCGTAGTGGTTAGCTCGCGTCTGTGACACGAGATTGCCGTCGATCCATACTCTGTATAGCGGGTCAGATTCGCCCGACGCGAACGATACGCGCGTCGTGTGATGCGATATTCTCTGCTGTGTCACGGTCACCGTCATTATGCCACCGTACTCTTGAGTTGGAACTGCACCTGTGACGTCATCACACCCAGCGTGCCGTATATGCCGCCCGCCGCCAGACCAACCGTACGCCTGTCCAGCAGCCGCACCTCTTGGACCAACACCTCAGACGTCGTAGTCCCGTCCGATTCCGTAATCGTCACAATCTCGCCTTGCAGGTTGAAGCATGCGGTTATGTGTGACGTGTAGTTCGCTGTTGATTCGTGGTCGCTGTACCCAACCCGTGCGTGCGTCACGCCCCGCGTACCAATCTTCCGCGACGTCATTCCGTCAACGCCAGGGCGCGAGATGTCTTGTGTCTGCTGTGCCGATTCGTTTGATGCGCGCGACAGCGACACGAACGTTGCCGTATACGTTGGCGATGTTGGCGAGTTGGTTATAGTTGGGTTAGCCATTAGTGCACCGACTCCGGTTCGGCCATCGGCGAGGCATACCGCGCATCACCACCAAGCGATCTGGAAATCGCCTCCAACGTAGTTGTTTGCTTTTTGGCCTCATCTAGCTGATCCTCAGCTACACGCTTGGCCTCCTCCATCGCCGCTTGCGATGCCGCGGGGGCGGTAGCGGCTAGCTCATCGCGGATCTTTTGGATTTCCGCTTCCAAAGGCGTTGGTGGTCGAGCGAACGGCTCGCCGATCCGGTGTTTTTCCTGTGGATCACTAGAAAACAATGGACGCCCATACATTGCCTCATGCCGCATTCCTGCAAAAACACTGGCTCGCCCTTCCTCGTCAAAAAAATCGAGACCAAGGAGCCCCTCTCGGTGCCCGAGTCTTTGCATAGCTAGACCGCGGATCCTCTGCTCTTTCTCGACCTTCAGCGCCTCCATCGCTTGCGGTCCGACAGATTGGTTCAGCCTATACCACGCCGCTATCGTCTCGATCTCGCGTGTCTGCCTTGTCTCGGCGATCTCTTCCTCTATACCCATGCGGCCCTGCGTGAATACGCCAGGGACAGCCTTTGCCTTGATTGCTGTCGTGTAGCTTTCCAGCTTATCTATAGCTGGCACTAGCCACGCAACCGCCTTAGCTTGCCGGAGTTCAAGGCCAGCGCGGAGCGTCTCGTCTAGCGTATCAATGCCCGCGGTCTCCAGTGCCCGCAGTTTAGTAATCGGGTCGGCATCGGGAGCCACCCCAAGCCCCGCTAGCGTCTCAATGAAACGTTTGTTAGCCGCAGGCGACAACCCCAAGCCCGCCTTTTCTGTGAATGTCCGCAATTGCTCGGCTGACACACTTGACGATAGTATCGCCGCTACCGCCATCCCCTGTGCGGAATCCTCGTACGCACCAAGCGCGCCTGCTGATGCTGCTAATTGCGCGGGAGTGCGTCCAGACAGGTTTCCAGCGACGTACAGCATGCGAACGCCACGCCCAGGTGGTTCGTCCCTCGCTGGTGACGCCGCGAACAGCTCCGCCTCGGTCCCTTGCTCGGCAGATATCCCTAGCCTGGTGGCCGCGAATATCGCCTCTGCTGCCGCCAGACCTGACTCAAAGTCGCCCCTGGTGGATTGCATGATCTGAACGGTGTTGAACGCCTCGGCCCGGCTGACGCCGTGCCTAGCACCCGCAAGCCCGGACCTGATGACCGCTTCCCGCCTAGCCCCACCCTCTTGGATAGCCGCCAATGCCACCATCTCATTGGCAGCAGCCTTGGCTTCAGTCGATATCTCACGAAGATTGCGCAACCATACCTCGTACGCTCTAGAGACGCCGCCGATAGCTGCCGTAACCGACACCAGTCCCGTCGCATAGCTCGTAAGCCTTGAAACAGCAAACGCCTCAGTAGTCTTTTTCCCCGTCCTCTTGCCTGCCCTGCCCGCTTCTTTTAGATCCTCCGTGAGCTTGCGCACCCGCTCCTCAAGCCTTGCTACGCCCTTCTCCGCGTGCTTAACGTCGCCAGTAAAGATGATCTGGTTTGCCATACCCTCAGATCCCTCGAGCCAAAGCTATCACGTCACACATCGTCGGTCGGTATCTCGGCGCTAAGCCTGCCCTCCATCGGCAGTAGGCGAGCCATCGGGCACCGCCTCTGTTTTTTTTTGCTCATCCCATGCCATTAGAGTGGGAATATCCGTCAACGCCAACAGGATCTCGTACGCAGCATGCTCGCCCAGCAATCCTAACGCGCCGACCTCTGCCGCTGATACATGATAATTGCACGCAAGCACCTCGACAGCGATCTCGTGAACACCAACAAACTCAAACGACACGCCATCGGGCGGGCTAGGTTTCTCATCATTCGCAATCGCGGTCTGCGCGTCCACCCATGCCTCGGCCAGTTCCCACAGTCTGGTATACTTCGGTACCACACCACTCGGCACCCATTCCCCCTGCGCGTTGTACTCGCTGCACCCGGGCAGTGCGATGTACGGCGTGATCGTCTCTCCGCCATCATCGGACAATAACCCGCGAGCAATCGGCACCGTCCAATCGTTGCCATCCAGCAGCGCAACAGCGTGACCCCTCAGCGCGTCCTTGCGCTGGAGGTCACCTGGTGACGGCCTGTCGTCTGTCGTGAAACCAAACCAAACCTGCAACCCGGGCATCTGTCGCCAGGTCTGCGTTTCGGCTTTGTATCCGATTGTTCCCTTCTCGCTCTGGCCGAACACGCAGCCGCGTCCATTGTCGGGCCCCTTGCCGACGAGCGCCTTGCCCATCGGTACGCCCGACCAGATCGCCGCCAACCCGGCGTCCGCAAGATCCTTACGATTGCCAGGATTGAACCCTGGGTCTGCGATATAGTACAGTGGTGATGCCATGTGCCTCTCTTACGTGATTGTCGATGCTGTATCGAGCGTGATCGGGTGCGTGTTGAATGCTGTTGCCAGACACTGGAATGTGACGTCAATCGTAGCCTCTGGGCCTGATGCGTTAACGCTGCCGATCGACGCCACGCCGTCGCTTTGGAACTTGATATGCTCAGCCGTTCCGTCCGCCACATACGAGCCGCCGTCCGAGTATTTCCTCAGATAGATGCTCGTGTTGGCAGTGGTGCCCACCAGTCCTGCGAGCGGAATCGTGGCGGACCCAAACCACTCTAGGTTCACGCCGCGAATCGTGATCGTCGGCACGACCATGTCAGACGATATGTGCGTATTCCACATGTCACTGTCTGATCCGCGAGGCGTCGCTGTGATGCCAAAATCGATGTCTACCGACTGAATCCCTGTCAGCACCTTGCTGCCAAGCGTCACGGGCCCCAGCGTGAATCGCTCTTGCGTGCCGATTGTCGGCAGCGCAGCGACGATCGAATCGGCAATCGGGGCATTGGTCCCATCGCTAATCGGGAGCATCTCGAACGATAGCGACGCATCCTGTTGGTGCGCAGCTGTGATTGTACGCGGCACCAGCAGCCCATCGCCGAACGTGTACGACGAGTTGATTGACGTAGTCGCTCGCGTGCCGCCCGGGTCGTGCTTGACAGCATAGAACACGACGCCCACGTCGGGGTCATCGCTAGTAACCTCAAGGCCGCTCACCGTGAGCTTGTCCAGCGCCTTTGCGATCTCGGTCGTGTCGGCTGTCGCTGTCGGGTTCTGCAAGGCAAGCGCCATGTGCTCTGGGTACGGCGTACCACTGATCGGATTGGCTCGATGCTCGGACCCAAGCGTCACCGTCTGCGATGTGATGCCGCCGATGACAACCTCGTTGCCGACATCGACCTTGACCGCGTATTGAGAATATATATTCGGGACAGCCATGTCGTACTCCTATGCCAGTTTCTCTGTCTTACTAGCCGAACTGCGACGAATCGATTTCTCGACCGCCTTGCTGAATATGCGGTTAAGCACGTTACGTTCCCTGTCACTTATCGCCCTGATTTCGTCGAGCATATTGATTTCGCTGTGCGGGCTCCGGAAATTCAGGGCCCGTGCCCGAAGCGAGATTTTTGCCTGTTTGAATGTCGACGTAACGTTCATGTTCGATACCGTCTCGTCTCGCGTAGTGCCCGTGTACACTAGCGGGTCCATATGGCCGTGTTCTTTCTTCTTTTGCCCGGAGTAGCTCTTGAGAAACCCCATAGCACCCGGATTGCCGGCCTCGCCCTTGCGTGGTTTGTAGCCGTATTCTCGCCCACCCGCGCGCGTGAAGTGCTTAGGGATGTGCTGGCGGAAATGGAACACGCCCACCTGCCGGTATGCCCACTTCATGTGGTTGTTCCACTCGCGTTTCATCATGCCGGGGCTGCGCCCGTCGTGCTTGATGCTTATCAGTATCATGTGCCCCACCTCACAGTCGCCGTCGACATGAAGATGTGACCCTCGGTTGGTTCTGCATTTGGATCGTTTGTCCCGGAACCCTCCACGCCAAGCCATTGCGTGACCGGGTTCGCCATATAACCACCAATCGGGTCTAGCAAGATGACCTGATCGAATAGCTGGCCGACGAATTGCTGCATCTCGTCCATGACAGCTGCGACGTTGTTGGCCTCCGCGCTTGTCATAGCGCGACGGAATAGCAGTTCGGCTGTGTAGGCCTCGTGGAACGCACCTATGGCTGTCCCTGTCAACATCGCGTCTTCGATCGAGTAGATGAGATGCGGTAGCTGTGCCTCTATCTCTGCGCGAGAGACGACCTCTTGGCCGGCACGCCGCGGCATGGCCATACGCTGCATGGACTTGCGGGCCTCTGCCGGACTTGACGCGCCGACCCAGTCGCGGAACGCCTCGCACGCGGCGATAGTCGCTACGAAGATTTCCTCGGCCTTAGAGATACGACCGAGGAACCCCACGGGCAGAGGCGGTGCGACGGCCTCGCCAACAGAAGAAACGCCGCTGGTGCCAGTAGTGTATAGCTCCAAGAGCGTAGCCGTGCCGGCGGCGCTTTGGATGTAGCTTGTAGATGGGGCTGCTGTCTCGCCGTAGGCGCCGACGAATGGGGCAGAGTCGCCCTCTGTCCAATACTTGGCTAGGTGTATGCCAGCTCCGCTTGCGAAGCTGATAGCCGTATCCACCACGATTGTGGTTGCGCTCAGCGATACGATACCAACCGTCGACGCGGCACCTTCCACTCGCAGCACGTCGCCAACTCTGAACTTGCGCGGGGCGTATACGTCCGATACTGGTATCACTGCCGTGGAGGACCCGAGCGCACTCGTGGTCGTCAGGAATTCGCCGGCCTCAAGGCACGAACTGCCCGACTGGTGCATGAGCCCCAACACTTCGCCGAAACCCGCCTCACCAGGCACGATCGACGTGATGGCCGCTGTGTTGTCGGAAAAGTCCAGGTTGGCCGTCGAAACGAACGTCGGGGCGTCTGTGAAGTTGGTTCCGTCGACGAAAGACGGGTTGTCGGTGGTCTCGTAGCAGTTGTTCTTGATCGTCGATTCTAGGTCTTCCCAGTTCTCGAACTCGATGGAATTGGAACCGCCGCCCTGCTGAACAAAGATGTTATTATAGACGAAATGCTGCTGCGCCTCTGTCATCGCACCAACGGCCGGGTGCTCGATGAGAATACTATTGGTTCCGGTCAGAATTATCGTGTTGTTGTACCAGACTGCACCATCCGTGTTTTCGCTCTGGTCGCAATCCAGACCTCGGGCGAGCGTATGCCATACCGTATTCCCGCGGATCAGGTGATTTCCGCCGCCGGACGTATGCGTCTTGATGCCGTTCCCGTCGCCTGGACCGCCCCCCCAAATGTCTGTCAACCCCGCGTAGAATACGGTGTTATCTTCAACCACGCAGTCATAGGACCCAAACGAGGCGCCGCCAACAATATCGATACCGTCGTCGGTGCAATCGTATATGACGTTTTCGGCAATGCGGCATCGCCGACCGTATTTTATGGCGATACCGTCAGAGCTTCCTGACGATTGCTGGCAAGCATGGATCAGGTTCCCTACAAAATCGCAGTCGATCGGGCCAGCGTCAATCGCCCCCTCGCCTTCGCTTACGTTGCCTTCCTTTCCGAGGATCCCAACATCGCAGCCGCTAATCGTGCAATACTGAACCGTGCAGTTTTCTGGCTGTCGCCCGGTAGCGCTATCGCCCCGGCCACGCAAATAGATGGCGTTGTCCATCACGTTGAGGATCGTAATCCCGTCGATGATGATATTGTGGCAGCCTCGGTCCAGCGTACCGGATGTGGCCGTTATCATGATCCCAATACCCGACGTGAATCCCGGTGTTTGGTCTTCCGGGTCGCCGAGGTTCTGGAGTGTGAAGGCGAAACCATTATTTTCGACCGTCACGTCGTCGGTGAATATAATCAGACCGGCGCCGACATTGCCTGCCGCGTCGTACGTCACGTTTCCGTTGTACGGCCGAATGGTCGTGCGACGGGCGTTCCCAATGTCGGCCTTGTAGTTGCCAGCGAACTTGCCCCAAACTGTATCATTGCCGCTACCAGACGTGTCGTTGTATGTGCCGGTCGCTACGTTGATTATGACGTCGTCAGTGTCGAGGTTAATCTTAACCTGCGCCAGATCGATCGCTTTCTGCATCGTCGCGACAGCATCGATGGCGCTCTCGCCATCATCTAAGTCGTTTCCGTCTGTCGCCAGGTATAGGTTGATGGTCATCGCTTGACCTCGCGACCTACCGTTACCGGCCCGATTTTCTTGAGATGAAGCGCAGCCGTGCGGCCTGCCCCCTCGGTCACCGCCTCGATCGCCCACTCGACGGAATCGATGATGACTGTGGCATTTGTCTCCGGCGTAGCGATCCCGCCAGTGGCGGACGTGTCGTCCGTCGTGATCGTCATGACGCGCGTAGTGATTAGCTCCGTGCGTCGATCCAGCTGCATAGTGTGTTGCTGCTCGCCGGATACGACAGCCTCAATATCAGTTGACGTTGTAGCCCCGACAGCGTCAGGCGCAGTGACGTACGTCACCGTCTGCCCCAGCGTGTGGACCAGATTTGGCCAAGCGGAGTCGGAGTATATCGTATCAAACTGACTCATACGTCACCATGCAAGGGTAGCGGGCGACCCGGCAAGCATTGACCAGGCCGCCCGCAGAGACACGGAAATCAGAGCGAGTGCACAAGCGCCCAGCAAGTCACTTCGCCAGCCGGCGTGCCTGCTGTCGCCTGGCTGATGTTGAGATATGCGCTCTTGCCAGCGGGGATGACAGCCAAGGCAAAACCTTGAGTCGCATCGGTGACTGCCTGAGACTCGCAGAGCGTACCGAAAACAAGATCACCAGCAGCATCCGGAGACGTGTCCGTCGTAGTAATTTGTGACAGCACGTTATCGTCAGAGTCGGACAGGTCGATGATCAGCTGGTCTTCCGAACTGCCAGCAGGCGCCTCGGTCACCAGGCCCATGAACGCGTGCACAATCAGACCTCGCGGGTTCTGTGCCGCTTGGATAATCGTGTGCTCGGTCGCGTCATCGTGCACCATGAGCGCCTTGGCGGACGACCACATGGGCAATCCTGTGCCTGCCAATGCCGCCACGCCGCCAAGGTTCACCTCGACGACAAGCTCTGTGGCGATCTTCGCCTTGGCAGCCGTGCCGAGATAAATCTGCGTGCCGAGCGCAGATGACGTGATCGCCTTGTCAGTCGACAAGTCAAACCATACCGGGTCACCAACAGAAAACGTGGTCGCGCTAGCCGACGCGACAGCATAGCGGCCGGTTGTGGTCACCGTCCCAGTGCTGCCGCTCGCGATACCGTTGGCGTCCGTCACAACGGCCGCGCGTCCGTCCGCCATCTGGATGATCTGACCGTCCACCAACGCGGCTGCCGCCGTATAGTCGGTGGTGTCCGCGTAGTTCAATCTTTGAGCAATGAGTGTCATAGCGTATTTCCTTTTCTTTTTGCTGTCAGATGGCCTCTAGGCCGACGTCAGCAGTTGATTTCTAGTCAGTGCCGAGCGAGTGCCACAGCCCACGCCAGTCGACAATCTTCGTGCCGACGTCAAGCTTGACATCGAACTGAACGCCCCATTGCCCGCTGCCGTCTTGCAGGGTCGACGATCGGATGACCGGCCGACGCCCTGTCCCTTCGAGGTAGGCGATCTGCATACCAGGCCCGTCAGTTGGCGAGGCAGCGAGCCACCACTTGATGCTTGAGCCCGCCACAGCCGTCGGTTTGGTCGTCGTGTCGGTCGCCGGGAGCTTGGTACCGTTCGCAAGCCGAGCTTCGGAGACGAACTGGATATTGTAGTCGAGGAACGGGTTAATCGTGCCGTCTGTCGATGCGGTCTCGGCCGAATGCAGGAGGATCTTCGCGGAATTGACCAGGGCCGGCGGGATCAATAGGTAGGCCGGCTGGATGTTGAGCGAGCTTCCAGACGCATTGGTCTGGATAGCCATCGCTGCGATAGCTTCAGCCAGCGTCGTCGCGTCGAAGTCACCGCCGGCTGCCGCGTTATAGTTGCCGTGGTCTGCGTGGAAGCACGCCACCGAGTCACGCATTGTCGGGTTGCTCATCAGCAAAGCCCAGACAGCGTCCTGTTTGAGCCGCATAGCGGCCGCACCATGACGCGCCGGCGTATCCATAATCACGCTGAACTGGTCGTTGATGATGTGCTGCTCGTCCATGACGAACTTTTGCCCGTACCGATGAATACGGAAGCTGTCGGTCGTCTCAGACAGCGCCGTGTCAACGGCTGTGCCGCCCGGGCGCACGATCTCGAGGTCGTCATTGTCGCCCACGTCGATCAGTGTCTGCGAGGTAAAGTCCTTGACGTCGACCTCTTTGGCCCACATGGTGTTGTCACGGGCAGAGTCCCACGCCATCTGAATCGACGCGTTGGCCGTTGGCGTCAGTACGGTGGTGATCGCTGTAGTCGACATCGCCGTGCGGATCATTTCGAGTCGGTTGCGTTCCGGCGTGCGGCCCGTGGCCCTCAGCGACTCTCTGCACATATCCACCAGCGACAGACCTTCGTGCCGTTGAGCCATGTTCGCAATGCGTTCTTGGTTCCGCCTAACATCGTCGGTGGCGTCCTTATCCACCAGAGTCGTATTAGCGCGTTGCGCTACTGACTCGGCGAGCACGAGTAGCTCATTGCCCTCCTCGTGGTTCCTGGTGTGCACGGATGCCGCCGGGCCTCGTCCGCTGCGCAGGCTGTCAAGGAAGATCGCCCGCGACTGGTCGACGGTCAAGCCGTCGTCAATTGCCTTGGTGACCACCTCGCTGGGCACGCCGTCCACAGACGCCGCACGGATCTGGGTAGCCCGTTCGCGTTCCGCTTTGATGGCGTCGGCACGAATAGCGTCCTTGTCGAACGATTCCAGCTGGAAGCCGTCCGATTTGTCGTCGGCGACGACCGTGTTGTTCTCGACGGCGTGGCTTCGCGCCGATTCCTTCTCGACCTGCTCGCCGCGTTCTGCGGCGTCAGCCTCTGCCCGCCGCTCCGGCGCCAGTGCGTCGCGAAACGCGAACGCCTCAGCGTCCGTGGAATCCGCTCGCAATCCCAGCGATTCGAGGTACCGCCTCAGTTCCTGGTCCATCTGTTTCTCCTTTAAATTGAGGCGATCGGCCTCGGCTTCGCGGATCTTTGCTGAAGAGTCCGCACCTACGGGAACGAGCGATGTCTCGCGCAGTCGCCACTCTTTGACGACACGCAGGGCACGCTCGCCCGCTGCATAATCCTTGCCCGCCACTCGCTGCGACTTGCCTGGCGGAATGTCGATCCAGTCGTACACTGTGTAGCCGACTGATACGTCTGTGAGGTGCCCCTGCCGGATCTTTGACCATGCGGATTCGGCACGTTCGTCGCCGTCAGCCAACACCAGCCGGCCAACGACTTCGCCGTCGTCCGCGCGGATGTCGCGGACGCTGCCGAGTATAGTGTCAAGGCTATGCCGTGCGTGCGTCTCAAGAAGCGGGACCTGCTTGGTGTCCGGCATTTTAACGCCACGAGCAATCAGAACTTCGTCGATTGACTCCCATCGCCCCCAATCAAACACGGTCGTCGGCTGCTCTGTGCTAAGCGTTGCCTCCACAGAACGGGCGTCCTCGTCGATCGTGGCTGCACGGACAAAAAATTCCCGCGTAGTGATACTGCGGTCAGCCGTACCTGTGGCCTCGCGAAGCGTTAGCGGCTCAATCATCGCCGCCCGCTTGTTGCGTTTGTTCCGTTGTCGCTTGCGTCTGTTCATCGTCTTCGGTGTCCTCTGTGTCGGTATCGCCTTTTCCCAGAACATCTAGCAGCGATGGCAGACCTGCATCCTTACGTAGATCCGCCTCTTCGCCCTGCTGCTTGATGACATCCTCATGGTCCTTGTTCAGCGCCATGCACTCGTCTTGCAGCGTAGTCGTCCCGTTCAGCAATCGTTCTGTGGCCGCCTTGGCCTCTTTGAGCGGGTCGACATGCGGTTGTGGCGCGAAAGACCATCGGTAGGTGACATCGTCGGGTCGTGCCGGGAATCCAGTCTGTAGGCCGACCTCGCTAGCGACGATGTTGGCAAGGCGGTCTAGCACGCCACCCAACCATGTTCGCTCTGCCGCGTTGCTTCTTGCGTAGCCCTGGACGTCGACGCGCGCTGAGCTGTACGAATGCCCCGACCCGTCGCGCTTCAGTGTCATGAGCGGCATGTTAACGACGAGTCCAACCTCTCGCAGTCGCTCGTCGCGGAATTCGACGTAGCGTGCGGACGGTTGCGTTGGTGTTAGCTGGTTCAGCGCCCAGCCTGGCGGGATGAAGTCAAGCTGGCCACGCTCGACATCGATTGCGTCACCAGGATCCTGTAGAGCGTCGTCTGCGCTGTTAGGATTAGTGAGCACGGCTGAAAACTTTGCCGCCTGCCTGGCAGCCTCAAGCGTCTCTGCGTCGAAAGCGCGAATGTCTGACACCGCCTGCAACGACGGGAGCGAGACGCGGCACGCCGCGGAGCTGGCCTTCTTCGAGCGTGTGGTACCCGTGGATGATGTTCTCGGCCGGGAATCGCGTGATTGTCTGTGCAAAGGTGCCGATTGACCCCGTATCTGGCGTTTCATCGATGTGGTACGCCACCGCCATATTGTAGTCGTCGATCTCGACACCCATGACGATTTTCGGGTCGGAAACCTGGCCAAGCGGAGTCATGAGCCTTCGCGGGCTCAAGAGGTGCAATCTGGCCTTGCATCGCGTGGTTGCCGCAGAATATGTGACGATTTTGGGCCAGAAACTCCCCGTTGACGAGCAGGCCACGGAGCCAAAGCCGCAGAATATCGACTCCGGTGAGCCGTCCTGCCCCGGTCTGGCATTTCCCACCACTCACCCCAAGCAGCCTTCAGCGCCTCGTTGTAGGCCTTGGAATCGCTCTGAACGTCCAGTGTGGGCCCGTTTGGACCTAGAATGCTCGTCTGGTGCGTGCCAATCATGCCGTCGATGTACGCATTGCAGCTGGCTTCATACGTCGCGCGCGTCCTCAGTGTGTCCAGTGACGACTCTAGGTCGGTGTTGATAAGCGTGTCGGTGGCGTTGACCCATTGGGCGGATGTGAGCCGGGTTGTTTCCGTTGAATCCGACCAACGCGACCGCTTGCCGCCGTCTGCTGCGATCTTGCGGGCCGTTTTCTTGATGATCCGCTTGGCCCACTTGAGCATCACGCAGCCCCCGGGCGCACGCGATTGACGTTGACGCGCACCAGCGTGTTCTGCGTGGTGCTGGCCTCACGCTTCATCTTGCCGACGTATTCGAGTAGATTCTCGAGCTTGGATTGACGCAGGCGGAAGTCCACATCCCCGACCCTGGAGTCTGGAATGCCCTCCATCTCGACCTTGGCCTGGATGAGCTTTCGCTCGGCTGTGACCCAGTCCAGGTCGTCGATTGCCGCGTTTGCGGCTGTGAGATACGTGTCAACATTGGTCATCGTTGCCATACTGAGAGTATGACAGACGAATAACGGCGTGGGTTACTGTGTGTTACAGCGTGTAACCTTGTGTTACGTGGCGGGATTTCTCGCGGTTTTGAAGCTGTGACCGCAGTTTTTGCACTTGTGATATCTAACAAGCACGCGCGAGGATGCCACTTTGGTGCTGGTCGACTTACAGCTGGGACAGGGAACAGGGGCAGTCAGGAGCGTTGGTGCAGGCGGCGGAGCAACGGGGGCAGATGGCTCCGGTCCTGGGGCCGGTTCTTGGTCTAGCCTGGCCCGGAAAATGCGCCCGCAGTGGTTGCATTGCCGCTCCTCCCACTGCCCTAGCCAGTTCTCTCCCTTTCGCAGCAGCCTGGAGTCACAACACCCACACAGCGTGCACGGTCGACCATCCAATAGCCTCATCGTCGTTTCTCCTGCCTCAAAGCGTCTCGCCGCTGTCTCCATGTCATGGTGGGCTTACGTGGCCCACAGCACGCTGCAAACGCGTAGTAGATGGCGTCCAGGTAGTGGTTGTTGCGGTGCGTCCGATCCCAGACAACCAGTTCCCGCTTTCCCTCCGGCGTGTCGACCCATTTGGCGACCTGTTTTTCCGCCTTGAGTTGCCGAACGAAGCCGCGATGCTCGCCTGGCGTGGTCGCGAACAGCGAGCAGGAACGAACCTCGCCCAGCGGTTGGGCCAGAGATTGGTGGACGATAGACTTCCAGCTGTCTGCGTTGACGTGTGCCAGCAGCTTGCCTCGCTTCTGCACGGTCGCTATGTGCATCTGCTCGCCTATCCAGTTCACCGTCGGCCCTTTGCGTGGTGCTGAATACGCCTTCATGCCTCGCGATTTCTCTTGGCTGGCGCCGTAGCCCTTGGCTGGCACCCACTGCGAGTAGATCGACTGCCGACCGCCTGACTGCTTGTGGCAGAACGCGTAAATGGCGTCAGTGTGCCAGTGGAAACCGATGTCCACGTAGATCACGTCCGGCTCGCGGACCTTGCCGTTGCTCGTGACGAACTTGTCGGCGATGAACGCTGCGAAGTCCTCGAGCGCCAACCGGATGGCCTCAGCCTTACCGTACTGCCTAGACTCCACCACAAACTTGCCGTAGTCCACGACGAACGACGTTCGATCCTCTCTCATGGCCAGGGCTACCCAGTGGCAAGCCTCGGACCCAGTGTCGATTCCGATCGCAAACCGGACGCAATCGTCAGGCACCAGCCCGCGGCGACACCCTGAGAACCGCTTGCCGACAGCCTCGGCGTCAAGGTCGACGTCGTCGAGGTTAAGCGACTCAGTCGGCAGCGCCCAGATGAACTGGCGCAGCTCTCGCTCCGCGTTGTCGGCGTCAGGGTCACGCAACGCAGTCCATTCGTCAGCAGCCAGACCGCCCAGGGACGTAAACTGGTTATTGTACCCGTCCCACCGGAAGCCGAAAATGTCTGTTTCCGGGGCGTCACCGACCACAACGCCGTCTTTTCGAACCGTTTGGCCGCGATGAGCCAGGACCGCCAGCCGGTTCGCCACCTTCAGCTCGTCGTTTTCGATGCGGCCCTGGCACTCGTTACACTCCAAATAGGCGGATTTCGCTGCCGCAATCGCTGTTTCGGCGCCCTGCCAGCCCTTCAGGTCCCCCCGCTGGGGCGTGATGTACTCGCCGCACCTCGGGCAGGGGACACAGATCCTCGATTTAGTGCCAGCCTGGTACTGCGACCATGTGTGGCCCTGCTCGGTAGTGACCGTGCACTCCTTGTAGATGCGGCGTTGGGGACGCTCAAACGATCGCTGCCTGGCTTCCAGCTGCTTAATCTTGCTGGCCTCGGTAGACGTACCACCCTGCCCGTCAAACCCGTCCGTCTCTGTGACGCTGAGGACGCGAGTCGTAGCGCCAGCCCTCGACTTGTCACCGCCGCCGGCCGACATGAAGACCAAGCTCACGCCGTTCGCGAACTTGATTTCCGACACTTTCGCACCGCCGCGACTGCCTGGACCTCGCTCCGGTAGCAGCCTGTCAAACCCCGACGACTCGATCGCCGGCAGGAAGTCCGTCCGCCATTTCAAGCCTGCCATGTCCATGTCAGGGATGCCAACGATGACCGTCTCGGCGACCTCGAACAGGTGATACATCACGGCGATAACGAAGCAAACGAGCGTCTTACCGCTCTGGCTCGGGCCGGTGGCGACGTGCTCCACCCATCCGCCAGAGTCCACGGCGTCGAACCACAGGCCTGCGTACGGCTGCCGCTCGACCTTGTACCGCTGGCCCTTGTACTGGCCGTCCGGGATGATGATTTCCTGCTCCGCGAACTGTCGCATGGTGCGGATTCGCGGGGCCCGGCATGCGTTGACGCACCATAACAGGATCGATAGGACGGCCCGGCGGGCTGTGATTTGGTCTTGGCGGGTTAGCGTGTTCGTTTTTCGACCTCCATGATCCGCTGCCCAATAAACTCCGCCACTTGCGGCACCACAGCGTTGCCTAACCCTCGCAATCGGTCCACCCTGCGGGGAACCCCATCAGCCACTCGACCCACGTTGGGTTCAATCGCCCACTGCTTGGTGCTGATTGTGCTTGCGAATTCTCGGAGGCCTGCTGGGTTATGCCAGGTAGCGACACTACTACCTCCTGACGCGATCGCATGGCCACCACTTCCTCCAGGTTCCCGCGATTGCGAGCTGCCAGTTTCCTTGTCATCGGTTGGTTCATGGCCCAGGAACTCCGCGGTGTTGGCCACATTCTGACCTGGTCTGTTAGATTGGTCTGCTTCTTGGTTCCATTCTTGCGGACCCAATAAGCACCCCGCCACTCCCTGCGTTCCGCCTCTGACGAACTTATGTTCGACGCCGTCGGCGTAGCCAACAATAAACACCCGGTCACGTCGGTGATGGGCGCCAACGGCCGCCGCCGGGATGCAATCCCATTCCGCATCATACCCGCTCGCGGCCAGGTCCCCGAGTACTCTATCCAACCCCCGGCCAAGCAACGCTGAAACGTTCTCCACGAGCACGTACCTGGGTCGAAGCTCGCAAATGATCCGATTAAACTCGCCCCAAAGACCGCTACGCTTCCCGTCGATTCCTGCTCGGTTTCCTGCATTGCTAATATCCTGGCATGGGAATCCGCCGCAAATGAGGTCTACCGGTTCAAGATTCCGCACTCCTATACCTCGCACATCTTCATATCTCGCCACACGTGGCCAGTGCTTTTCAAGTACGCGATTCGCGTACGGATCACACTCCACTTGCCAACAGCACACCATGCCCGCCCGCTCTAGACCAAGGTCTAGTCCGCCAATGCCGGTGAACAAGCTGCCGAACGAAAGAGTCATGACTCGTCATCCTGCTTGGCCTCTTGCTCAAGCCGCTTTCGCTGTTTAGTCGTCAACGACCTCACCGACACGTACAGACTGCCACAACCGTACGCGTCGCCAGCCTGAAGGTACGACTTGCGCCTAAGTCCGTAGCCGTGAGCAGTCAAAACGAATATGCCGCTCCTCTCCTCCTCGACAGCGAAGTCGACGCCGCTTGGGATGCCCCGAAAGAAGCGGAAGTCTTGACCGTACAGGATCCTGTTGTCTTTGCGGAAGATCATGGTTTTGGTTCCATTGAATTCCCATGCGGCCTGATAAGACCCATAATGTACTTGTCAATCAGATCAGGCCGGGCGTCCAGGCACGCGAACATAACCTTAGAGTGCCGCACGCTCCGAGCCGCCTCCGCGAACTGTTTTCGTGGGATGCCGGCGTGCCGTATGGAGTAATAGTCAGCCTCGATCTCGGCATATATGGCCCCATACCAGTCCTCCAGCCTGCACACGATGACATCAAGCTCGGCCTGATACTCATCCTCCACAAGATCCCGATACTCGTCACGCAATTTACCGTTGCGCATGGAGCCCCACACTGTTAGCGGAGTGATGCCTTCTCGCACCTTCGAGCGTCGCCTGTAGTCCTCGCCCTTGATTTTGACACGCAATCCGTTGTTGAACCTAACCACAACGCCCTCCATTTCCTTTCCGCTACAGCCGTCGAGCACGCGTCGGCACTGGGCGATATTGGGCACATATTCCATTGGTGTTTCGCATCCTATGAGCATTGCAAAGGACAACGTCCTGTGCCATGGGTATTCACGGCCTGTGTGCCGGTCGAATGCCGCCAATAGCACAAGTGCTTCCCGCTCATGATAGTCGACGATGATACGTGTGGCCGGGCTCACCAGCTCGAACACCAGCGTGACCTCATCGGGAAGCCAGGAAAGGTTGCAATGGCTGGCCAAGAAGTCCGTAGCCCACATGGCGCCGGGGCTACTGAAGCTCCCGCGCGAAGCGATGGCGTATCCACCATCCACCCGGTACAGGTTGCCGAGCCAGCCGTCAACCTTCTCGAATACAGAGTAGCCGTCCGACCATGGCAGGACGCTCTCTTGTGTCTCTTCATTCTCACCCAGATTGAAGAACTTAGGGAACGTCCATGCAACGCACTCGCCCGTCCGACGATTGAAGATGTGGCCACGGCTGTTCCTGGTGATCTCGTCCCACGCACGAGCGTGCGTGCACCTGTCCGTGTACGTGTAGACCGACAAGTCGCCCAGGTCATCGCGGCGCAAGAGGCCCTTAGCTACGTAGTCGTCTCGGGTTGTTACGGGTTGTGTGTTAGTCATGACAGGCAGGCTCCTTTGGTTTTGCTGAGCGATGCTAACGCCTTCCCTAGTCGCTCGCCGTCGTCACTCGATTCTGACATCAGAACAACTCCTCCTGCGCCATCCGTTTGGCAGCAATCTCGCAGTACTTTTCCTCTATCTCGATCCCGATGGCCTTGCGGCCTAAGTCCTTGGCGGCGCGCAGCGTTGTGCCGCTGCCCATGAAGGGGTCGAGGACGGTGTCGGCGTCTGGCGCTTTTAAGATAAGTTGCGACATGACGCTGACAGGCTTTTGGTGTGGATGGGTCCTGTTGCCACCGTATCGCGGGTGTCGCGGTTGTATGATCTCCGCAGTGAGGACGGCGTCACCACGATAACCTCGCCAGCCCTGACCATAAATCCATATCAGCTCGAAACTCGGCCTCCATGGGAATGACAGGTCGCCCATGCCTCCGATTGTCTTATGCCAGACAAGGCACCCGCGAGGCGGAACCGGCGGAAGGCATCGCCACGTAGCAAAGCAGGCCATCGGGCGAGGCAGCCAGCATCCAAGAAGCCAATCTCGAAGCTCTGTCGTCTCGTCGCCGACGATCTCGCGATCGACTATTCCCGTATGGCGACTCTTGTACCCGATCCCATACGGCGGGTCCGTCAAAACCAGATCCGCCTGCCCGAGTGTCGGTAAAACCTCTCGGCAGTCGCCGTGATAGATCGTTATGCCTTTGTGATCGTAGTACGGTTTCAAGATCCGTCGATTCCTGGCAAGTCCTCCTGCTCGGCAAACCGCACGTTAATCTCTCGCTCTGCGTCTTCCAGCGCCTCGTCCATGATCTCACGTGCCCCAGGGCCGAATTGCCGTTGCAGCGATTCGCACGCGCCGCGGATCCTGGCAGCGATGACGCCGCAACCCTCGCGTATGTCTTCGAGGGACATCCACTTGCCGAGGTCGCGGGAGTACTTTAGTTCTGCCTCCTTAGCCTTGGCTAGCCGGTACCGCTCGAGCGCCGGGCTGTCGCCATCACCAGCTAGCATCGGGTCTGCCGGGGCGGATGGCGTAGCCTTGATGTGGCGGGTTGCTGTCTCAACCCTGCGGGCCAGCATCGTCTCAATGACAACCGGGGCGTTGTACCGATAGCCGCGACCCTTGCCCAAAAATTCCTTCGCATCATCTGGCACAAGCGGAGAAATGTCCCGATTGAACACAGACGCCGACATGCCGATGAAGCGCCCCACCTCGGCACGGGACACCCAATGTTGGGTATTATTGCCCAATCGTCTCACTCCCAGGGCAGCAACAGCGCCCTATTTCGCACACCGTATGGAAAAAAGCTCGTCGATACGTGGGCGAAGCCC